GTGAATGAACCAGGTGAAGAATATGAAGGTGGTGAGTTTATGATTAATAATGGCCAAGAAAAAGATGCCGAAATTATTCCAACTAAAAAAGGAAGAATGATTATTTTTCCATCGTTTATGATTCACCGAGTTGCACCCGTAACTAAAGGTAAAAGAAAATCAGTTGTTGTATGGGTAACAGGACCAAAATTTAAATAATGATAACTTTTCGTTATGTGCGGTGGAAGAATCTTCTTTCAACCGGGAATTATTTTACTGAGGTAAAACTAGACAATAACACCAACACACTTGTCGTTGGTGAAAATGGTTCTGGCAAATCAACTATGCTTGATGCATTGTGTTTTGGTTTGTTCGGTAAGGCCTTTCGTAATGTCAACAAACCAAATCTATTAAATTCAATCAACAGTAAAGATTGTATTGTTGAAGTTGAATTCAACACGAATAACAAATCATACAAAATTGTTCGTGGTATCAAACCAAACAAGTTTGAAATTTACTGTGATGGTGAGTTACTGAATCAGGATGCAGCTGCAAGAGACTACCAAGAATACCTTGAGAAGTTTATTCTGAAATTGAATTACAAATCATTTACACAAATTGTTATTCTTGGTTCTGCATCATTTGTTCCTTTCATGCAACTATCATCTTCAGATAGAAGAGCAATCATTGAAGACTTGTTAGACATTCAAATCTTTTCTACCATGAATGGTCTATTAAAAGATAGGTTGACTAACAACAAAGATGTAATGTTTCAAAGCAAATCTGAAATTGAATTGACACAACAGAGATATGATTTACAAGATAAACATATCAAAGGACTAAAACAAAACAATGAAGACAAGGTGAATGAATATGATGGTGAGATACAAAGTAATAAGATTACCATACAAACCTTACATGGAGAAATTGCTAACCTCTCCTCACAAGTCGAAACGCATCAAAACTTGGTGGCAGAAAAAACTTTGGTTGAGAATAAGGTTAAGAAGATTACAAAACTTGAATCACAGATTGAAAGTAATCTATCCAAATTTCGTAAGGATATCAGTTTCTTTGCACACAATGACGATTGTCCAACGTGCAGGCAGGCCATTGCCGCCGAGTTTAAGGAAACGGAGTTACAAAGCCTTCAAACCAAAGCCACAGAATGTGAACATGGTCTAACACAATTAGAAGTTAAATTATTGGAAGAACAAACTAAACTGAATGAAATAACTGAAATTCAAAGACGAATTCAGGCATTACAGATTGAGATTGCAACCAAAAATACTTCTATTACAGAAACAAACAAATACATTACCAAGTTAGAAAAATTAATTGAAGAACTAAAAACAAACAAGGCATCTACAGAAAAAGAAGAAGAAGAATTGAAGTCATTAAATAATACATTAACTGGGTTAAAGAGTAATTTAAGACACTTAATTGATGAGAAGTCATATTATGAAGTTGCCTCTGGTCTGTTAAAAGATACAGGTATTAAAACAAAGATTATCAAACAGTATTTACCTATCATTAACAAGTTGGTGAACAAGTACCTTGCATCATTAGATTTCTTTGTGAACTTCAACCTTGATGAATCGTTTAAAGAAACAATCAAATCAAGGCATCGTGATGATTTCACCTACAACAATTTTAGTGAGGGTGAGAAACAACGAATTGATATGGCATTGATGTTGACATGGCGTGCAGTTGCTAAATTAAAGAATTCATCCAATACCAATTTGTTGATACTTGATGAAGTGTTTGATTCAAGCCTTGATACAAATGGTACAGAAGAACTGATGAAGATTCTTCACATGCTTGAAGGTGTAAACCTGTTTGTAATTTCCCATAAAGGTGATATTCTTGTAGACAAGTTTGCCAATGTAATTCGTTTTGAAAAGGTAAATAACTTTAGTAGGATAATGAAATGAGAGAGTTAAGTAAATACTTTGGCGACAATAATAATACTGAGGCAACAGTTTTCAGAGATGCAGATGGATTCTTTGCCACAGTAAAGAGTGCAACTGGTGTATACTACACATCAAGATTTAATAGTGAAGAAGATGCGGAATTTTATGCAGAAGATTGGGTAAATAAAGATGAGTGATATTTTAACAATTGATACCGAAATTGCGGCAGGTATAACGAAAGCCGAACCAAAGGTCGAACCACTACAAGTGTTTGATGATAGACTTCCCATGTTATCAGAAGTTATGCCTGAGTTTGTTGGTGCTTTACCTAATGCAAGTATGACACACTTGGTCAAACGCATGAAGTTTACAATGAAACTTTATAGTGGATTAGGTCTATCAGCTAACCAATGTGGAGTAAAAGAACGTGTGTTTGTTATTGGTACAGACCAATTTCAGATGGCATGTATCAATCCAAAAGTAATCGAAGTATCAGAAGAACTTGTAAAAGATACCGAAGGTTGTCTTTCTTTCCCTGCTTTCTTTCTAAACTTCCCACGACCAAAATGGATTGAAGTAGAATACACAAATGAAAACGGTGAAAGAACACAAGTAAAACTTGATGGTCTTACTGCAAGATGTTTTCTACATGAACTCGACCATTTGAATGGTGTTAAGTTTACCAGTTATGTTGGCGCAGCATCTATTTTACAGGCAGCTCGCAAACAACAAAAATTGATTAAGAAAATCGTAAGAAGAAAAAAATGAAAAAAGTTGATGATGTAGAAGTGCAATGGGCTAAGTTTCTTGAGGAGAATCCTGAAGATAGAATGCCTGCAATTGACGAAAATGTTTTGCGTGAACGTATGATTAAAGAGTTGACATATGTTTCCGCAATGGATGTCAAAGAATACACACTCTATCAGAAATGGCATGAAATCAAGTCTAAGTTTCCTACTGAAAGTGTTAACACACTTTTTGGTGATGAAGAAACATTCTTGGCTGACCCTGTACAGGCAAAGTATATTGCAGAAGCAAAGAGTAACATTTGGATACCTGAAAGTGTAGAAGACTACATGGACTTGGAACCAGTACTTGAATATACAGATGATTCAGGCAAAGGCACCAAGAAAGGTGTTGATGGTTCTGTTGTATCATATAGCATTGAACGCAACATGGACTTGCCTGTTCGTTGTAATGCATTAAAGAGTTTCATTACCAATGGTCGTAATAACAGTAACATTGGTCGAAATCTTCACTTCATAGTAAAAGACAATAAGACAAGTAAGTATCTTGGTGTTGTTACAATTTCATCCGACTTCCTTGACTTAACACCCCGTGATAAACACATTGGTTGGGACAGAACATTGAAGACACAAGGCGGTATGATTAACCATACAGGTATCGGTTCATCAATCGTACCAACACAACCACTTGGTTATAATTATGTTGGCGGCAAGTTGTTGTCATTGTTATGTTTGTCTGATGAAGTACAAAGATTATGGAAACAACAATATGGTGATATCATGGTTGGTGTTACAACAACATCATTATATGGTAACACAAAGGCTGGCGGTCTATCTCAGTATGATGGTTTAGATTATTGGGACAAAATGGGTTTCACAGCAGGCTCTGTATCATATGAACCAGAGAAAGAAACAATTTATATGATTCGTGATTGGTTGAAAGTTAAACATACACGAAAATATTTTGAATGGTACATTGCAACCAAGTCAACAGGTCAGCCATACAAACGTGACCACAAGAATCGTTCACTTCAATTTGTGTATGCACAGATGAAGATACCAAAAGAATTGATTCGTTCAGACCATGCTCGTGGCATTTACTTTAGTGAACTATATACTAATACGAATGAGTTTTTGCGTGGTGATATTAAAGAGAATCAACTTGTTAAAAAGTTTGACTCTAGTTATGAAGCACTAGTAAAAATTTGGAAAGATAAACATGCCCGTGGTCGTATTGGTTTTCTAAAGAAGAAAAACAAAGTATCTTATGATACCTTGTTCCTTGATGATTTAATCTATATGAACTGGGAAGAAACTAAGGCAAAGTACCTTGGTCAAATCGGTAGATGATTACTATTGCCTCAGAAATGCTTGACAAGTAACTAAATACTTGTTATAATATCAACATAATGCGGAGAGTCCGAGACAACCTATCCCAATAGGCAGTCAGGTTTAACTCCTGATATCCGCTCCATTCTTAAAACAAAAGTATTACTGTTGCTTTCACGCAACAAACAGCTTGACATCCAGTCCGGTTCTGTTATAATACACCTATACATCGAAATAGGAAAACGAATGAGTTTTACAGTTGAACAAAAAAATCTCTTGACCAAACTAATGGCAAGTGAAAACCTTACGGTTGAACATCAAAAAATTCACACCGCTAAATTTGACCCCGTTAATCGTGTTTTGTATTTGCCAATCTGGCAAGATATGACTGGTTTTATGTACGACCATTTAGGTGGGCATGAAGTTGGTCATGCACTATACACACCAGCTGATGGCTGGCATGATGTTGCTACCGATGAAACTAAAGGTAAGAATTTTAAATCATTTCTTAATGTAGTAGAAGATGCTCGCATTGAGAAAAAAGTAACCCGTAAATTTCCAGGTCTGAAAACTTCTTTTAGAAAAGGTTTTCAAGAATTACTTGACCGTGATTTTTTCGGCATTCAATACAAAGATGTAAATCAATTGTCATTTATTGAACGATTGAACCTTTACACAAAATCACAATACACCGCTGAGTATATTAAATTCACCACAGAAGAAATGGTCTATGTTCTCAAGGTACAAAACCTTGAAACATGGGAAGATGTTCTTGCTCTGACTGGTGAAATTTACGATTACTCCAAAAACGAACAATTTGACATGCAAATGGAAAACCAGATGCGTGACTTTGAAATGTTTGATGATAATTCTGATGGTGAATATGATGATTCTGATTCTGATTCTGATTTTGAATATGATACAGATGAAGATGAAGATGGTCAGCCACAACAAAGTGACAAATCTAAAAAATCTGATGAACAATCAGAACAACAAAAAGAAGAATCTAAATCTTCCGCTGAAGATGGTGAAAATGCTGAAGATGAATCTGAATCAACAAGTGAATTAGACCGTTTCAAAAAGTCGGCAGAATCACAGCGTGACCAGTTTTCACCTGAATGTAAAACAGATGATTCGTACCGCAAGAATGAAAATTCATTGCTTGATGAAAAATGCAAACCGTATCTTTATGTGGATGTGCCTACTGTAAATGCTAAGAATGTATTTACACCAACAAAGCGTGTTCAAGAATTATTAAGTGAATACTATGCCGAAAAAATTACTGATGGTGCATTTGATAATGCCTATGTTCAAACATTGGTGAATGATTTCAAAAACAAGAATGACCGTTACATTGGTCTGCTTGCAAAAGAGTTTGAAATGCGTAAGGCTGCCAAGGCGTTCAGTAAATCTAAACTGTCCGATACTGGTGATATTGACATTAACAAACTTGCAGGTTATAAGTTTGATGACAACATTTTCCGCAAAGTGATGTTGACACCAAAAGGCAAGTCTCATGGTCTTGTGCTGTTGCTTGATTGTTCTGGTTCTATGTCAGAAAATATGTCTGGTTCAATTGAACAGATTTTGGTTCTTACCATGTTCTGCCGCAAAGTGAACATTCCTTTCCGTGTGTTTGGTTTTACTGATTGTACCGATACATTTAAGATTGACCATAACATTAAAAACTATAATGAATATGACAATAGTAATCGTTCATTCTCTAACAAAGTTGGTGAATTAGGTTTCTCTAATGTTCAATTGCGTGAGTACTTGAATTCAAAAATGTCTAATGTTGAATTTACAAAAAGTTTGCGTAACATGATTTTGCTGAAACAGAGTTATCATATTGGTAGAGGTTATACTTATAATCGTGTTGGCCGTCCTCTGAGTGAGAATCTTTCCAACACACCTTTGGTTCAGGCTGTCTTTGCAGTTGGTTCAATTATGGAAAACTTCCGTCAAACCAATAACCTTGACTTGACAAGTTTGGTGATTGTGCATGATGGTGATGCAGATAGTTCCGCACACTATAACATTGAAAATGAATACAAAAATACTGATGGTGAAGTTGTGAAACATATTCACAGTTATAGTTTTGATGTTCGTTCATACAATGTTATTGTGCGGGACCGTAAAAACAAATTTGAATATGCAATGAAAATGGATAACAAGAAAAATTATTCATATCATACCAATGAAGAATTGTTGAAATCTGCATTAGAATGGATTCGTGTTGTAGGAAAATCCAAAGTGTTTGGTTTCTTTATTCTTGCTACAAGAAATTCACATGCAAAAGGTGCTATTCGTAATCGTTACCACTTTGAAGATGGTTCTACAATTGAAGATATGCGTAGAAATAATATGTCTGGTGCGTTTGAAAAAGAAAAAGAGTTGATTAGAAAATTCAAACAAGATAAATTCTTGATTACGAATACTGCTGGTTACAATTCATTCTACCTGATTGCAGGTGGTTCTGATTTGCAAACCGAGAATGAAGAAATTGAAATTGATGGAAAAGTTACATCAAGTAAATTGAAGTCGGCATTTATGAAAATGGCGAAAAAGAAACAAGTGAATCGGGTACTAGTATCTAAATTCATTCAGGGAATGGCAGTTTGAACTGTTGTTTTTAGGCAACACGCTGGTTGACAAATCGGCCAGTTGTGTTATACTCTATCCATAGATTGAATTTTAAAGGTTTTTTGTTATGAATCGTGCTCAGAAAAAAGAAATGTTTATTAGTACTTTAGTATTAACTGGTAAGAATCAGGTTACTAAAACAGAAATCACAGAAATTTGTGAAAAGATAAACATTGCTCATCCTTATTGGTTTACCAATGATGAAAAAAATAAAATTAGTAGAGGTATTTACAAAGTGCCATCAAGTGGCGTAGTATCTACTCCTGTTCCCGCAATTGAAATGACAGCTCAAGTTTTACCCATGACTAAACATGTAGAAAAATCCGAGAATCGTATTCAGAATATTCAAACTGATTTGGATTCTACTGATTTGGTTCCAAAAGCTTATAAAAATTATGTGCCATTTGGCAACTTTGAAGATGTGCTTGCAATTGTAAATGCACACCGCTTCTTCCCCGTTTTCATTACTGGTCATTCTGGTAATGGTAAAACAATGTCTATTGAACAGGCTTGTGCCAAATCAAAACGCAAATTTATTTGTGTATCAATGACGCCTGAAACCGATGAAAGTGATTTACTCGGTAACTTTGTTCTGATTAATGGTAATATGGAATGGCGTGATGGTCCTGTGACTACTGCTGCTCGACAAGGTGCCGTTTTGTGTATTGATGAAATTGATTATGGTGCTCAAAATCTTTCCTCATTGCAACGTGTACTTGAAGGCAAACCTTTCATGCTGAAGAAAAAAGGTGAAATGATTGTACCTGCTCCAGGTTTTACCGTGTTTGCTACTGCAAATACAAAAGGTAAAGGTTCTGATGATGGTCGTTATATGTTCACTAACGTATTGAACGAAGCTTTCTTGGAAAGATTCCGTACAACGATGGAACAAGAATTTCCTCCTGTTAAAACCGAACGTAAGATTATCGAAAAAGAATTGACCTCTGTTGGTCGTACCGATAATGAGTTTGCTGAGAAACTTGTTACATGGGCTGATGTGATTCGTAAAACATTCGCTGATGGCGGTTGTGATGAAGTGATTTCTACTCGCCGTTTAGTTCACATTGTTGAAACATTCGGTATCTTTGGTGATAAGATGAAGGCGATTGGTCTTTGTTTGAACCGTTTTGATGACGATACAAAGGCATCTTTTCTTGACCTGTACACTAAAGTGGATGCAGGTGCAAATACCGAAACGATTCTTGCCTCTACAATGGCAAATGAAGAAGTTCCCGAAATTGAGGAAGATATTCCTTTCTAAAATTTAGGGTTGGTTCTCAACCCTATTTCTCCGTGCTCTTAATCTGATATGAGAGCATTTTTTAAAAACCCTTGTTATGTAAGGAAAATGTGATGAAAGTAAGTAAAGTAACCCTTGGTATTGACCGCCAATACAATTTGATGAGTGACAAAATTGCGGCCTTCCGCAATAAAACTGTCCTCGATAAATCTTTTAATCGTAGTGCTTGTTGGGATAAAAACCAAGAGTCTAGGTATATTACATCATTGATTACAGGTCAAGCACCTTCTAAAATCATTGTTGCTAATATTGAAGAATGTCTCAAACAGACACTTGAAGATTCCCTTGACTATGAATATTTTAATTATTACTTGCAAGAAGGATATGATAAAATTGCTATTGATGGTAACAACCGTACACAAACAATTTACAAATACTTGAATGGTGAAGTTGCCATTCAAAATGGGCAATATGATTTGCCTGATTTGCCTGTTATAATTAACTCTAGCAACAATACATTTAAAACACATCCTAAGGCATTGAAAGACCATATTTTTGCTAATGTGATAATTACAATTTGCGAATACGTTACTGCAACACGGGAAGATTTATCTCGTTTGTTTATTAATATCAATGATGGTTTTTCATTGAATGACCAAGAACGCCGTAATGCAATTCTTGTTCCTTTTGCTGAATATGTACGTCAAACAGCCGAAAAATATGCAGGTGCATTTAAGTATATTTTCCGTAGTGCTAATCTTCGTTTGAAGATTGATGAACAGATTGTTAACTTAGCAGTATGTTCTGCTTATGGTCCTGCTCACGGCATTTCCAAGAAAGATAAGTTTGAGGCATATGAAGATAACTCTACAGTATGGTCACACATCACAAAAAAAGGTGGACAGAAAAATATTTCTGACACCCTGACTTTGGTAGAAAAGTATACAGATAAAGGTTTTAAAGACCCATCTACACTTACTAATTTGTTCATGTTGATTTGTCATATCAATAAAGAGAAAATCAAAATTCTAAATGATAAAGATTTTATCAAATGGTTTATGGCAACAGAAAACAAACGTGTAGCTAATATTGACCGCAAGATTGTTACCTTGAAAAATGGTACTGAACTGAGTTATAATGCAACAGGTTCTGCCGCTTCATCAAACTTTTTGCCTGCTCGTTTAGATACTATCTTGGAAGATTTTGCAATGATACCAAAAGGCATTGTTACTGATGTTGACCCTGAAAGATTGTTTACGCCTGTGCAAAGATATCAAGCATGGGTAAAACAAGATGGTGTTTGCCCACGAACAAACAAAGTGATTTCTGAGGATGAAATTAACAACCACGATTTGTGGGCTGCTGACCATGTGATACCTTATTCTAAAGGTGGCAAAACTAGTTTAGATAACCTTGAATTGGTTTGCCGTAAATACAATGAGTCTAAAGGCAATAGACCTGCAAAAGAGTTGATTGCCGCATAAACGCTTGACACCCTGTCAAAAGGGTGTTATACTTACACATCATTTGAGAGATTGAGTCGCCTCTCAGATATTTTTTTCTTGCGATTCGTTTTTATCATGGAGATATTATGTCTACAAAATCTAAAGTTCTTGCCTATCTTTCTAAAGAAGGTTCTTACAACACCTTGACCGCAAACAAAATGCAGTCAGTTTTCGGTGTTGCAAACCCATCCGCAACTATCAATGAGTTGCGTAATGAAGGTCATGCAATCTACTTGAATACCCGTTACAATACAAGCGG